AAAGCAAGAGTCGATGTTCCTCCAGAGGGGATGAAATAATCTGTTGTAGTTGCTGTTGGAGTTGAACCAACCGCAATATGTGCAGCACCTCCAACAGCGACTACTCTTACAGTATCAGATTGAACTGAAAAAGCAGATGATGTAGTAGCAGTTCCTGCGGAAAATGTAAATGAGGACCCAGCCCCAACTGGTCTATGCGTCATTATTTTATAGATACACTTTTAGTTATTTATTATTTAACAATTTTTCCTTTACTAAATAGACACTCGTTTAGAAAATCTCATTCCTCTCCATTTTCTGCTTCTTCAGTTTCCCCACCAAATAATGAGTTTGCTACAGCAGGACGAAGTGCGTCAATTTTTTCTGCAGATTTTGCAAACAAAAGTTCTTTGATTTTATCACTAATATTTGAAGGTGATTCGTCAGCGACAATCATATCCATAAGATCTTCCATTTTAGTTCATTAATAAGTAACTGATGCTATTTATATCACACCTCCTTTGGGCATCTTTGTGATGTCAGTGTTTAATTCTACTGCTGATCCATCTGCCTCTGTAGCACCACCGTCAGTCACTCCATCAGTATTTGGTTCCATCACTGGTTTTCCAAGATTCATCTGTGAAGTTTGATCTAGTGGTAATCCAGTTTGTGGATCAATTGGTTGGTTTGGATCTGGAATCACACCATCTTTGATTTCTTTTTTAATGAGTTGATTTTGCTCGATGATTTCCTCATCACTTTGACGAAGAATCTTACGTCTTACATAATCTTGGGAAAAATACTTTCCGACATATGGTTCTGCAACTTGAACCATTCCAAGTCTTTCATTCAAAAGTTCTGCGTCTTTTAGTTCTGCAAAATGATTATCATACAAAAAATCATATTGAATATGTTCATTCATTTGCTCCCAGTCTTCCGGAGTAATAATATTCTTTAAGATCAACTGAGTTCTTAACATGTCACTAAACATGCCAGAAAATCTTTTTCTTAAACGTCCAACAAACTTACTAAACTTAACTTCATCACGAAGAATTTCTGAAGAACGACCAAGATTAAATCCACCTTCACCATCCATTCTAGATGGTGGAACATTTAACGAGCGATATAGTTTTTTCTTAAAATACTCAATATCTGTGATTTCACCTAAGTTTTGTCCACCGGGAAGAGTTGAAATTTCTGTTCCTCTTCCACCCTCTCGACGAGGAAGCCAAAAATCTTCAAGCATTGCCATAAACTTTTTATCGTCTCTAATCTCCCCTGTATTAGCATCGTAAACCATTTTGTTTCTATAACGCATCATGACATCACGAAGATATTGCTCTGCTTTTATTTTTGGGAGGTTGCCCACATCAATGTAAAAAATACGACGTTCTGGAGCACGAGACAATCTATAAATGACAAGAGAATCTTCAATCATACGAAGTTGATTCAAAGATTTGATTGCTTTATGAAGGTATGAAAGTGTTGATCCCTTATTTCTATCAACTAACCCAGAGGTGCAATAAGTAATGGAATCTTTTGTAAACTTAATTCCAGAATTTCCTGTAAGTGATGATGAGTTTGCAGTCGGAAAACTCATCTTTGGATTATAATCAAAATACTCCTCTATTTCTGGAAACTCATATTCCATTGGATTGTCGGAGTTTATATTTGTTAGTTTAAATCTATCTTCCTCTCTCTTTTTCTGTCTTCTAACATATCTAATTTTCATCGCATCAATATATCTTAACTCCCGAATTCCATCTTGAGGATTCTTAAAATCAATCATTTTATGATAGTATAATCTACCATCTACATACCAGTTTCGATAAATCTCATGTGACTTTTTATCAAAATCTAGAAGTTCTAAAATATATTTAAACTCGTCTCTGATTTTTTTCTTTATACCATCACTCGCACTTAAATTATCCAAATCAATTTTGATAGGACTATCATTAGTGTCACTGACAATTGCTTCATTAACAATATCTTCAATAGCACTATCACATTCGGGATGAAGTGCCATTTCACGATATCTTTTGATTAAATCAAACTCAGTTTTATATACTCCTTCAATATCAACATAAGATCCAAAAAATCCACTACTCAAATAAAAATCAGACCCGTCCTCTTTGTTAGGAGGGACGGGTGAAACTGTACTCTTAGATAGAGAATCAACATCCTCTATTGAAAACCCAAATAATCTTGACATTACTAAATTGGAAGTTATTTTCTAGTATTTATGTAAGATTATAATATCGCGTTTAAAATTTATGTCGTGGTTGTGGTTGTGGTGGTTGTTGTAACTGGTGCCGCCGGAGCTCCACCACCACTTATTGGATACCAGTATTGAACCTGAAATTCACAAGTAAACTCTTCAATGGTATCCGTACTATCATATGAAAGATCAATTTGCGATAGATTTGTTGGGAAGAGATCAACAAATTGATACTTTCTTGCATCTGCCAAACCAGTTCCAGTCGCTTTAGTAGTTCCATCGCCAACATTTGATGCTAGTCTTTGAAACTGAGTGACAGTAGCGTCTTTCATATAATCAGCTGGGTTCTTTTTACCGGAACCATCTCCGTATTGCCCCACTAGTTGCATCCACTCTTCCAATGGTTTTCTGAGACTAAAATTATCATCATTAATAACTGTTACTGTCCAGGTATCAAATGTCCTGTCGCCGGCAACTTTAAAAGTTCTTCCTCTAAAAGGAACTTCAACAACCCCAATATTTGATGCAGGAAGTCCACCTGCTTTACATAGTATTTTGAAGGTAGCAGCAGGCCAACCAGAAACCCCAGAAGGCAGGCTGGGAATGTCTATTTCAAATAGATTGGGTCTTGCTCCACCACCAGTTAAGGTGGTTTTAATATCGTTAAGTGTATGTGGCATTGTTTAATCCTCCTTGATGTTATTTATGATTGATTGATTAATTAAGTTCGTCCAGTCACTTCTTCAAACGAAACACCAGTTCGGGTTGCAATAAATGTGAGTGTGATGTAGTTGATTGATTTTACTGGCTTAAGGAATATATCTGCCCTAAACTCATTATTATCAATAAGATCTGGAGTATTGTTGGAAGTATCACAGATCACTCTATAATCATAAACACCTCTCTTAGCTTGCACATCTCTTAGATAAGGATCTACAATAGAAACAAATCCAGCTCTTGTTGTTTCATCATTAATTTCAAAAAGTTGTGCATTTGCAGCTCTCTCTAATGTTTTTTCCACTGTGATAAACAGTCTTCTAACATTAATTCTATCAAATGCTGATGCAAAGGAGAGAGCAGTTTTATCTCCAAATAGAATTGCTCCAAGACCAGGTTGATTTATAATTGGATTTACTCTTGCTTGGTAGAGAGAATCTCTTTGATCTTTATTAGGATTGTATGCAAGTTTGATTAAATTGTTAATTCCACCTCTTTGTTGTCCAGCAGGAGAGAACCAGGGATAAGCAAGAATACCAGTTCTAACCATCAAACCAGCAATATCAGCGTTACATGCAACATATCTAAATGTGTCATTAAATTTATCATAAGTAAACTTATATCCACTGTCAAACACTGCGAATGAAGATGAAGATAGTGATGCAAAGAATCTGAGAATGTTATTGGTTTGAGTTGTTGTATTTGTAATATTAACAACACCAGATTTATGTGGAGAAATAACTGCCATGCAATCTTTTCTCTGTTCAGCAATAGCAATCAGTTTATTTGCTTTTGCTTGAGATTCTGCTTCATCTGCTAAAGATGGTCCGTTAATGAGGAAGTCAACTGCAATCTCAGTTTTGTTTGCAAACAAATCGTATGCTGTAGAAAGATTTCCAAGAGTTGCGGTCATTCCACCAGATGATGAATAATCAACTCCACCTTTCAAGGAATACGTCACATTTCCAATAGCAGCAAAGGTTCTTCCTTGTGCTGTTTGTGACCACAGACCATCTGCAGTAGATACTGGAGTAAACGAAGTGGTTGATATTCCAGAGTAGGTTGTGAATCCTGTGGCAACAGGTTTTGTTCCATGAAATGTATCTACGGCAATGGAGGGATTTCTTCCTGCATACAAATTGATTGAACCATTTGCAACATAGTTTTTATAGTAAATCTTTGTTGGGGAGTTTACATTTGAAACTGCATCACTTGCTTTTGAAAGGAAAGTGTGCTTTTCAAGAACTGTTCCTTGAACACCAGTAATTGTCCCAAGATCATCTATGACAACAACATGTAAACCATCGTTTTTGCCATCCCTTGACAGTGAATATGAATTAGTAACTGGTTTTGGTGCAATTGAGTTCCAGTAAATTGTTGAGTTAGTCAAACCAAGAGTTTGTGATTTGTACCAATCTACAGCAGTGGTTGGTGTAAATGCCGCCGATGCCGAGAGCCCTGTATTAATACCTGAGTTATTGACGAAGTGCAGAGAACTGGAAGTGCTATAAGAGGCAAGAGGTGCAAACTCTGCATAATCGATTTCTGTTTCTGTCCCTGCACTAGAAACTCTTGATACAATTTTTACATCAATTGTGCTACTACCACTGGTTGATGTGTTGACTCCTGTAATAATACCTTTAAGAAAACCAGTAAAAGTTGAAGTTGTTCCTGCACCAATTAAAGTTGTGCTAATCGCTGCGGTAACACCAAAACCAATTTGAGCACCAGCAGTGGCAAGATTAGTTGTATTAATTCCTAGAGTTTGATCTGCTAAATCATCAATGACACAAACTTTTAGATTATTTCCCCAAGAACCAGGATTTTTGGCTGCCCAATAAAAGTTAACATTATCTTCTGCGTACTGATAGTTGTAATCATCAAAGTTTTTTATTTTTGCGCTACTTGTTGATGCAGCACCAACTCCTGCGTTAGCGTTATTGAGAGTGCTGCCATCAACTCTAATAACTTTTAATATTCCACCATAGGATAGATATGAAGCCGCTGACATCCAATATTCATACTGACTATCCGTTGACAGTGGTTTACCAAAAGTATTAACAAGATCAGTCTCTGTGATGATCGTGATTGCTTCTTCTACTGGTCCAATCCTAAAAGGACCTGCGATTGCTCCAACGTTAGTGGTGACGTTATCAGCTCTCCCTACGGTCAAATCAACTTCTCTGGTAAGAATACCTGGAGATAATTGAGGAGTCGCCATTTTTGTTTCTCCGAGTCAGTTTATCTACAAAATATTTATTATTTTGTTTATTTTCGCAGGGGAAATTCAGCGTGAACAGTTACCAGTCAGGATATCCACAATCCTGACTAGTGATTGGATTTTTTCTTGTCGATATAATCCTCTTAACAGTGCAATCTTTACATTCATACGCATAAGATGAAGCAACTGCACCTCTTTCTTTATGTGTTCTGTAAAATCCATCTATCAAGTTTTTATATTCTCCACACATTCGGCACTTTCTTTCCGTAAGCAGTAAATGACCAAGTTTTATTTGATTATCAATTTCCATTACATGTACTCCCACATATAAGATTTATCTCCATATTCATCAGTAAACCAACGATCACCCTCTGCATCTACAAAACTTACATTTCCCAATCCATCCTCAATAAATCCAAATGGTGCCATGTCTTGTTCTATTTGATTCTTTTGTTCTTCATACAGTCTTTTACGAATATCTTGATCTGTGAGTTCCTTAAAATAATCTTGAGCAACTAACCAAGCATATATGACAAGGCACATTGCTAAGTCATCATTGCATCCCTCTTCTGCTTCAAAAGAGTTATGTTTAGAAATAAATGTTGTTAACTCAGAAATAATTTCATAATCCTTGAATAAAAGTTTATCACTTTCAATCATTGCTTTGAGATTAAGTGATCCAACTTTTTTAACTGTTTTGGACATCTTAACGCCAAGTTGAGTTTTCTTTCCACTAAATCCTTGACCAACAATCTGACCTGCTCTACCTCTCATAGAACACATCAAAACATTTTGATACTCTAAGTCATAATGCAACAATGATGCTACCTGATCTCCAATGTCATTTACTTCACAAAGAATGTATGCGCCATTATAGTTCTTTGCTACCTCATAAATGATATTTGGAAATAACATTGGTTTGATTTCATTATTTCTATACTTTGCCACAACCTTATGTGGAAAAGATGTGATGTCAACAACAATGAATGCTGAATAATCTTCACTAACTCCTCTAGCAACATCAACGGTAATTACATAGTCATGATTCTCTTCAACATCATCATAAACATCTAGTCCAGCGTTTCTTTTTAGTGGATGCTCATAAACGAAATTTTTAAGTTTACTTGGAGCGATGAGTGTATCTACTGACCCTAAAAATTCACATTCAAATTCAATTTTAAACTGTTGCTCGGATGTATTAGCAATTGTTTGTAATCTCCACCTGTCATCTCTACCAGGGACCTCAGACCAGTGAACATCTGTGGGGACATATTCATTTTTACTTCTTTCTGCATCATGCCACATACGGTAGAAATGATTCATACCATGTGGAGTAGAAACTATGATGACTTTTGTGCTTTTGCCAGAAGTAATAGTAGGATAAACAGATGCAAAGAACGAGTCTGCAATATGGTTTGGAACGAAAGCGAATTCGT